CTGTTAAAACAGGTGCAGCTAATGATGGTATCTTTCTGCTCAATGGTTCAAGTGTGGAGAGAATACGGCTTGCAATAAATAATTTTGATGCTGCATATCTTCAAATGTCAGATACCAGTGGCACAGCTAAAATCCTATTAGCTACAGAACCTAATACGGACAGTTATATTAATACTGGTGGTAATTTTGGAATTGGCATTATTGCCCCAGTCTCTGCCCTACATGTCTATGAGAATACATCAAACACTGATGCAGCCGCTGGTTTAACCATTGAACAAGATGGTGGTTTAGGTGATGCTATTTTGAATTTCAAACTCACTGGTGGTCGCCATGCCATGATGGGGATTGATAATTCAGACTTTGATAAGTTTAAAATATCAGGCAGCAATGATTTACATGCTGGGGCTTATATGACTATCGTTCATATACTCTCAGGTAACGAGGAGCCGGGGTTTGTTGGGATAGGTACAACTACCCCATGGGCTAGATTGGAAGTTGCTGACGGTGCCCTGCTAGTCTCAGAAGGCAATCTTTTATCATATGGTGTCGGTGGTCAAACAAGTAATTTGATATGTGGATTAGCTGCGGGTGCTGCTATGACCGGAGAAGATGGCAATGGTAATACATTTCTTGGTAGTTCTGCTGGTCTTGCAGCTACTAACGGTATCTACAATACGCTTGTTGGCAGTTTGGCAGGCAATGCCATAACAAGCTCAAATCATAATACTTTTGTAGGCTACAAATCAGCATACGGTTTGATCGGTGCCGGGAATACAACAGCAATAGGTTACGGATCACTCCTAGATGCTGTTGATGCTTTAAATACTACCGCAATTGGTACTTACGCTGGCTATTTAGCAAATGCAAATAATGGTGTTTATCTTGGGTATGCTGCTGGGTATAACGAGTCTGTTGATAATAAACTGTGGATTACTAATATTACCTATGATTTGATTGAGGGTGATTTTGCTAACCAATGGGTTAAGATACATGGTGCAAATGTATACCCTATAACAGATTTGGTAGGTGGCGGAAATATGATAGATGTGGCCGGAGTAGCCATATTGAATATAGATACAAATGCTGCTGATAGAGAAATAGGGTCGTTCATTAATGGCATAAAAGGCCAAAGAATTACGGTGCTTAAATCCTCTGATAGTTTCAATTTAACCTTAGAGCATAGAGGTAATTATGGGTATCAAGATATCAGAACCCCAGATGGCAGCTATTTTGTAATAGGTAATCATGGGGGAGTAGATTTAATTTTCGATGGTGTTGATTGGATAATAGTAGATTCAGAAAAAACACCTGTTGTATATACAGCAACAGGTTCAGATGCTTTCAATGTAAAAGGGCACCGACATATTGTTTTAGATACCTCAAGCATTAGTATTACAATAGGCGGAATTATTAATGGTGTGGAGGGACAAAGAATCACATTAATCAAAGCAGATGGTGCCAATACATTAACTATCGAGAATATGGAGGCTACAGGAAATCAGGATATTTCAACTACGGATAGCGCTGATATAGTAATTGGTGTAGGTTTTACTGGTGGAGTCGATATGCTTTATACTGGGGGTACTTGGTTTGTTTTATAATTTAAGGAATAATCTATGAGCATCGTAAATCAATGGCGCATTAGGGATGGCAGTTTTGATGTGAATGACTTAGGCACAATTGCCTCTCCTATCAGTATTCCAGGAACAGGCGCATTCACTAAACTTACTAATGATGGCCTAGGTCCTCAGACCACCAACGCACATGCCCCTCGTGGAATAACTGAGTTATGGGATGTTGATAATAATCAGTGGGACTTTTCTCAATTGAATATGGGAGATGTTGTTGATATTCGCTTGGATATTGCCATCACTACCGTATCCCCTAATACTCAATTACTGTTAAGAATGGAAGCCGGTTTAGGCGTATTTGCCTTCCCAATAGGGTGGGATAGTAAATTCTATGGTTCAGCAGATCCGTACCCTTTAGTTAGATCATCTTTTGTTGCAATGCAGACCACACCTATGCTAACAGGCAAGGCAGAATTTCAATTAGCTGCAGACAAAGATTGCACCGTTGTTGTCAAGGGATGGCACTACATTGTTCGAAGAATAGGTAAATAATGCTTGCTAAATTGTGAGAGGTGGAATAAAACATCTCTCACATTGGTATTAATTAAGACACAAAGGAACTTTTATGACACCAGCTCAAGCACTACAAATGATGGATCAAGCCGTATCAACTATGAACCTTGATCGTACTCAGCACGCTAACCTTCAACAAGCAACACAAGTGTTAGCACAAGCCATCCAACCAGCTCCGGCACCCGTGCCCGTGCCTGTAGTTAAGGATGCAAATACCGACAAAGAGACTAAAAAAGAGGAGTAACCCTCTGATGATTGATGAAGAAGATATTGCCCCAAGGACCGTTGAAGAGTATATCAACAGCGTCGTTTACGGGGAGGACAAGAAATATGTCCCTAGTGAATTCGCCCTAGAATTTATCAACTTCATCAAATTAGTCAATGGTGAGCAGGGGGAGGAAAACCTTACCCCTGTCCTTCACTACAGGATGTTGGACGAAGTCCGTGGCCAACGTCAAAATATCGTTAACATGCTGTTTCGTGGTGCAGCTAAAACCACCATCCTAGGCGAATACTTATTCCTATATTTGGGTGTCTATGGCTCCCTTCCAGACTTTGGTAGAGTTCAATTAGCTCTGTATGTTTCTGACAGCATCGAGAACGGTGTGAAGAATATGCGGAAGAACTTGGAGTACCGCTGGGAAAATTCAGAATTCCTCAAGAAATATATTCCCTTCACCAGATTTACTGATGTCCGCTGGGAATTCCAGAACTTGGATGGTAATACATTTGTCGTCAAGGGTTATGGTGCTAAAACTGGTGTCCGTGGATCCAAGGAGATGGGCGTACGGCCTGTTTTGGCTATTCTTGATGATCTAGTATCAGATGAGGATGCACGGTCAGCTACGGTCATCGCATCCATTGAGGATACGGTCTACAAAGCTATTGATTACGCCATGCACCCTACCAAGTCTAAAGTGATTTGGTCAGGTACTCCATTTAACTCCAAGGATCCTCTATATAAAGCAGTTGAGTCCGGGGCTTGGTATGTAAATGTGTATCCAGTATGTGAGGCTTTCCCTTGTGCCCGTGAAGATTTCCGGGGAGCGTGGGGTGACCGGTTCACGTATGACTATGTGGAAAAGAAATATAAGAAGGCTTTGAAGGCTGGTAAAATTGACACGTTCAATCAGGAGCTTATGTTAAGAATTATGTCCGATGAAGATAGAATGATCCAAGACGCTGATATCACATGGTACAAGCGCTCCTCTGTGCTCAACAATAAGGGCCGATTTAACTTTTATATCACCACAGATTTTGCAACCAGTGAGAAGACCTCTGCCGATTTCAGTGTGATCTCTGTCTGGGCCTACAACAATGTGGGTGATTGGCTTTGGGTTGACGGTGCCTGTAAGAAGCAAGGCATGGGACAGAATGTTGATGATCTGTTTAGATTGGCTCAGAAGTACAGCCCACAGCAGGTAGGCATCGAAGTTTCGGGCCAGCAAGGCGGCTTCATACCATGGATCCGTGGTGAGATGATGAACCGGAATATTTATTTCCCTCTTGCTTCAGAAAATAATAATCAGAAAGCCGGTATCCGTCCGAACACGAATAAAATGGAACGGTTCAATACTGTAGTTCCGCTATTTAAGCTTAATAAAATGTTCTTCCCGGAGGAGCGCAAAGCCTCTCCTGAAATGGTTGAATGTATGGATGAGCTTCGCTTGGCAGCCAATGCAGGCTTTAAAAGTAAGCATGATGATTTCATTGATACAATCTCTATGCTTTCCAGTCTCACACCTTGGAAGCCCTCTGAAGAGGCACCGGTTACCCAGAACCAAGAATCATCTATCTGGGAGATCGAAGAGGACGACGAAACATCTGACTTGGATTCTTACATTATTTAGGCTACAGTGGTTGAAATCACTTAACCAACGAGGAAACCACCATGCTACTTACTGAATTATTCGACCAATTAACTTACGGCGAGCTTTGTGGTTTGAAGCTTGGCGGCAAACTCGGTGGTTCAATCCAAGCGGAAGATTATCCCGCTATTGTGACTCACATCAATCTTGCCCTTACCGCGCTGTATAAGGCTTTTCCTCTGCGCACCAAGAGTGTAAATATCCAGATGAACGAAGCAGATGACGTGTATTATTTGCGTAAACAATTTGCTGTTAATGGAGGATCCGATGAAGCCAATAAATATATTATTGATACTGTATCTGATCCTTTCGAAAACCTTGTATTACAAATTCAGAAAGTGGTTGATGAAGAAGGTTGCGCCCTAGCGCTAAATGATCTTAATGATGCCGACTCCTTAATTACACCCGCCTTCGATGCTCTTAGGATTCCAAATCCTACAGACAGTATCATCGAAGTGACTTACCGCGTTAACCATGACAGGATCATAGCCAAAAACTTGACACCGGGCACCACTGAGGTCTACATGCCCGATACATTGATGGAACCTTTCCTCTTTTACATCGCATCTCGTGCCTTTGCCTCTACTCCTACATTGGAGAGTGGCGTTAATCGTAGTGCAGAATTCATGGCTAAATATAATCGAAGCATCGCTCTGATCAAAACTGAGGGAGTGATTTCCTTCAACGAGACAATTAATAATAAATTGGATCAAAACGGATGGGTGTAAATAACTGCAGAAATTCTAACGTCGGTAATGTTAAACTGTATCTCGATACTGCCTATGACCACGTTAAAATTGTAGCTGATAACATTGATGCTATTCTTGACTTAGAAGAATCCTTTTCTAATTTAGATGGCAACTATCTAGGCACCTCTGCCCTAGAGCCTGTGCTGCGCCCGGACACAACTCCTCTACAAAATGGGGATAGTTATTTTAATACCACCCTTAACGCTTTTTATGTTTTTATTTTTGATACCGTCACATGGGTACAGCATTCAGCATTTTATGGCCAAGAGGAATTTGAGAGTGCAGTTGGCGCCGGTCCATTTAATGTATGGATCGCCTATGCTGATGACGCTGTAGG